ACAAATTAAACTTTTGGCTTATGGTAGACCACAAGTAATTGTTGAAGATAACAATAGTAACTTCTTCTTTTGTGGATTAGAACACGGAATGGATGTAACAGGTGGAACTATTGTAACTGGTGCTGCTATGGGTGATTTAAGTGGTTATACATTAACACTTACAGGAATGGAACCAGTACCAGCAAACTTCTTATTAAATGGTATAGGTGATTTTAATGTTATTATTACAGATTAATAATTGTTTTTTTGTTTTTTAATTAAGGAGTGTTTAGACACTCCTTTTTTATTTAAAACAATTTCAACTTACTTTTATTTTTAAATAAAAACTAAATGATAATTTTAAAAGAACAAGTAGAAGAACAATCTTTGAAATTCATTCCAAGAACATATTTCGCTACTGCAATAGTTTTGGTAAATGAAATGACAAATGAAAGTACTACTATAACATCTGATTTTTATAAAGATGGATATTATCTATTTACTACTACTACATTTGATTTAAAAGAGGGTAATTTTTATACGTTATCAATTCTTAATAATACTGATGTAGTTTATAAAGACAAAATATTTTGCACAAATCAAGTTATTGCTGATTATACAATTAACAAAGATGAATATGTAGCAAATCAAACAACTAATGATTTTATAGTTTATGAATAATTCAAATATTTCTATTGTAAATTTAAGTGCATATACATCACCTAAAATACAAGAAAATAAAAAGCAAGGTTATATTGAGTACGGAGATGATAATAATTACTTTCAATTTTTAATTGATAGGTTTTTATATTCAACTACAAATGGTGCTATTATTACTGGTATATCTAATATGATATATGGTAAAGGTTTAGATGCTTTAGATGCTTCTAAAAAGCCAAATGAATATGCACAAATGAAAACCTTATTTAAGCCAGATATGTTGCGTAAAGTATGTTTAGAACGTAAACTGATGGGTATGGCTTCTATGCAAATAGTAAAGCAAAAGAATAAAGTAGTTAAAGTTGAGCATTTTCCAATACATACATTAAGAGCAGAAAAATGTAATGATAAAGGAGAAATAGAAGCGTATTATTATTGTCCAGATTGGAGTAAGAAAAAACCAAGTGAAGTACTTAAAAGAATACCAGCGTGGGGTTTTGGTAATGGTAATGAAATTGAAATTATGGTTATTAAACCTTATTTACCAATATTTCACTATTATACACCCGTTGATTATAATGGTGCTTTAGATTATGCTTTATTAGAAGAAGAAATATCTGAATATCAAATAAACGATGTTAAGAATGGATTTAGTGGTACTAAGGTTATCAATTTTAACAATGGTATTCCAACTGAAGAAATGCGTAACCAAATTAAAGCAGATGTTAAAAATAAATTAACAGGTTCAAGAGGTGATAAAGTTATTGTAGCTTTTAATGCAAATGCAGAAAGTAAAACAACAGTTGAAGATATACCATTAACAGATGCACCTGCACACTATGAATATTTGTCAAATGAATGCTTTAATAAATTAATAATAGGACATAGAGTTACTTCTCCTATGCTTTTAGGAATTAGAAATGGCGATGGTGGTTTAGGTAATAATGCAGATGAAATAAAAACTGCTACTTTATTATTTGATAATATAGTTATTAAACCATATCAATATGAAATAATAGAAGCATTAGATGAAATATTATTTTATAATGATATTAGTTTAAAATTATACTTTAAAACTATACAACCATTAGAATTTACTGAATTAGATAATACACAAAATGCTGACCAAGTAAAAGAAGAAACTGGATTAAGTTCACATACTTGTTTGTCTTCAAATATTGCAGATGTTTTAATTGCTAAAGGAGAACATTTAGGAGAAGAATGGAATTTAATAGATGAGTTTGAAGTTGATTATGATTTAGAAGATGAATTAGATTTAGAAATTCAAACTATAAATAAAAAAAATAATCAAAAAAATATATTATCTAAAGCGTGGAAATTTGTTTCAACAGGTATAGCAAGACCAACTGCTAAAAGTTTAGAACAAGATGCAATAGTTGATGGTGTACAATTTATTACAAGATATGTTTATAGTGGTAATGCTACTGGACAAAGAGAATTTTGTAGTAAAATGATTAATGCTGATAAAGTTTACAGAAAAGAAGATATTATTGCTATGGAAAGTCAAGCAGTAAATTCTGGTTTTGGAGTTAGTGGTGCTGATAATTATTCAATTTGGTTATACAAAGGTGGTGCAAGATGTGAGCATAAATGGTTGCGTAGAACTTATGCAAACTTTGAAGGAGTTAAAATAGACCCTACAAATCCAAATGCAAAAACTATTTCAAGTGCTACTGCTGAAAAATATGGTTATAGAATTAGAAACGAAAAAGAAGTTGCTATGAAACCAGCAGATATGCCTACAAAAGGTTACACACAAGAGTATTGGGACAAAATGGGATTTACAAATTAAGATATGGCAGCACAAGCATTATTTATAACCAGAGATGATATAGTTAAATTTACTGCATTAAATGGAAACATTGATACAGATAAATTTATACAATTTGTTAAGATAGCACAAGATACACATATACAAACATTTTTAGGAACTAAATTATTTAATAGACTTAATGATGATATTGTAAATGATGATTTAACAGAGCCATATACAACGCTTTTAAGCAAGTATATTAAACCAATGGTAATACATTGGAGTATGGTTGAAGCATTACCTTTTTTAGCCATTACAATAGCTGGAAAAGGTATATATAAACATACATCAGAAAATGCTACAAATATTGAAAAAAATGAAATTGATTTCTTAATTGAAAAGGAAAGAGATATTGCACAACATTATACAAATAGATTTATTGATTATATGAGTTTTCATCAAGCATCATTTCCAGAATATAATACTAATTCAAATGGAGATATGTATCCAGATAAAGATGCTTATTTTACAGGTTGGGTATTATGATAAATAAATATAAACCAAAACAAGCTAATATTAAGAAGTTAGAATTATTTTTAAAAAAAATAGAAAATAAAAAGAAAGATGGGATTAAATTTTCAAAATATTAAAGGAGATACATTTGAACAAGTAACTTTTGAGTTATTATTAAACAATGAACCATATAGTTTAGAAGATGCAATAATTAGAATGCAACTTAGAAAAGAATATGGTGGTATTCCATTTTTATCTTTAACTTCTATTGATAATGCTGGTATAACTATTACTAATGATGTATTAGGACATTTTAAAATAAATGAACAAGTAATTAATATTTGTGCATATAATTATTTATATGATATAGAAATAGAGTTTGGTGATGGTACTATTAAAACTTATATAAGTGGTAATTTTTTAATTAAAAATGATGTAACAAGATAATGAGCGATATAATAGATATAAACGTAGGAGAAATTATTGAAGAAGTTACTATTAATGTAGTTGATAATGTTATTCAAGTAAACATAAATAAAGTAACAGGTGGTGGTAGTAATCAAAATTTACAAGAAGTTACAGATAATGGAAATGTAACTACAAATGATATTCAAGTTGAAAATGCAAATTACTTTAGTATTATTCAACCAAGTGATGTAGGAACAGAAAATAAAACTACAGGTGCTTATGCTTATATTGGTGCTGATGGAGTTTTAGGTTTAAATAATGGAAATATTGAAAGCACATTAAAAAACACAAATGTAGATAATGCAGTTAGTTTAGAATTTCCAAATAAACCAACAGGAACATATACAATAGCAACAACTGAAGATACAAGTACACAAGTAAATTCAGATTGGAATGCAACATCTGGTGTAGAAGAAATATTAAATAAACCTACTATTCCAACAAATACAAGTGATTTAACAAATGATAGTAATTTTGTTTCAGATACTGATTATACACATACTGATAATAATTTTACAGATACATTAAAAACTAAATTAGATGGTATTGCTGATGGTGCAGAAGTAAATGTAAATGCTGATTGGAATGCTACAAGTGGTGATGCTCAAATTTTGAATAAACCAGGTTTAGCAACAGTTGCTACAAGTGGAAGTTATACAGATTTAACAAACAAACCAACTATTCCAGCAGCACAAATACAAAGTGACTGGACACAAGCTAATACAAGTGCTTTAGATTATATTAAAAACAAACCTACTATTCCTAGTGCTATAACACAAACAAGTCAATTAACTAACAATGGTTCTGATGGTGTAAATCCTTTTATTACTGCTTTAGATATACCATCTGCTGGTTCTGCTTCAACTTTAATACGTGAGGTTAAAAATATGACTGGTGCAACTTTAACAAAAGGTACAGTAGTTTATATTAGTGGTGCAAATGGTAATAAAGCATTGGTATCAAAAGCTATTGCTACAACAGATGCTACAAGTGCAAGAACATTTGGTTTATTACAATCTGATATTTTAAATAATGGATTAGGAAATTGTGTTATTATTGGAGATTTAAGTGGATTAAATACTTCTTCATTTGCAGAAGGAGCACAATTATATTTAAGCGGAGTTACTGCTGGTGTATATACAGATACAAAAGTTTTAGCTCCTACACATTTAGTTTATATTGGAAAAGTTACTCGTTCACATCCAACACAAGGACAAATAGAAGTACAAATTCAAAATGGATATGAATTAGACGAACTTCATAATGTACAAGCACAAAGTCCAAGTAATAATGATACTTTATATTTTGATAATTCAGTAAACCAATGGAAAACTGCATCAATATCAACTATATTAGGATATACACCAGAAAATGTAGCAAATAAACAAACAGATTTAACCGCAAGTGCAACTAAATATCCAACAGTAAATGCAGTAAATACTGCTTTAGGATTAAAAGAAAATAGTGCAAATAAAAGTACATCAACTTCTGATAGTGCAAGTACAACTAAATTTCCAGTATGGAGTGCAATAGTTAGTTATTTTTCAGCTTCAAAAATTAAAACATTATTAGGTCAAGCAAGTACATCAGTTGATGGTTGGTTAAGTAGCACAGATTGGAATATATTTAATAATAAATTAACCGGTTATTTATATAAATTAGCAGTATCTCCAGCAGCGGTAACTGGAACATTATCTGAAACACAAGTATTACAATTAACCATACCTGCTAATACTTTTTCATCAAATGATATATTAACCTTTACATCTATATTTCAAAAAACAGGAATTATTGGTGGATATAGTGTAAGAGTTAAGATTTCTACTTCTGCAACTATGCCAAGTGGTGCTACATCTCAAATAGCAGTTGTAACAATAGGCAGTACTTCTTTATTTGCTAATTTCAATAGACAAGCTATGATATTAAATGGCGGTAATATTAGTACGCTTACAAATACAACTTCATTAATATCAGATACAGGAACAAGTACAAATACATTAACAACACAAACATTTGATACTACTGTAACAAATTATTTATATGTTTCAATAACTAATGCTTCTACTGCTGATAGTGTTGTTTTAAAGTCTTTTAAACTTTCAAATATATAATTATGATACTAACTATAATTGATAAAATAACTGGACAAGAATTAAGAGCGCAATTACAAGGTTTTGAAATATCTAAAAATGAAATTGAAATTACAGAATTAAGAACTGAAGTAATGGATAAACCATATTTTGATTTTAAAACAAGAACGTTCTATAATAAAGTATATTAATGAAAATATTAATTGATACATTAACTAATAATGGAAAGTTTAGTCAAAAAAGATTAATGACTTTTAGCAGTTTTTTTGTATCAACTATTTATGCTTTTATGCCTTTAATAGATAGTAAATTTGAAGTTAAAGAATTTGTTTTTTTAGGATTTTTAGGAGCAGGTGGATTTAGTTTATTTAGAACACAAAAACAGAATGAGAATATAATAAATAATAATAATGAATAACGCACACTATATTAAAGTTTTAATTGTAAATAGTTTATTAATTAGTTTTACTTTTTCAAATGTAGAAACAGGATTAAAGATATTATCATTATTATTAGCTATTGGATATACTGCAAGGAGATGGTGGTTAATGGAAAAAAACAAAAAAAATGAAACTGAATAAAGAAGGATATTTATTAATAACAAAACACGAAGGATTAAGTTTAAAACCTTATTTATGTCCAGCTAAAATACCTACTATTGGATATGGTAATACCTATTATCCAGATGGTAAAAGAGTAACTTTATTAGATAAAGAAATTACTAAAGAATATGCTTTTGAAATATTTAAAGAAATAGCTGATAGATTTGCTAAAAGAGTAAATAGTTTGGTTACAAAAGAAATAAATCAAAATAAATTTAATGCTTTAGTTTCATTTGCATATAATGTTGGTACTGGTAATTTTGCTTCAAGTACATTATTAAAAAAAGTAAATATAAATCCAAATGATTTGTCTATTAGAAATGAATTTATGAAATGGAATAAAGTAAATAAAATAGTTATTAATGGTTTAACAAATAGAAGAAATGAAGAAGCAAATATTTATTTTAGTTAGTTTAGTTTTTATATCTTGTGGTTCAAGAAAAGTACATAAAACAAATTTAGAAGAAAAAAAAGATAGTATTTCAGTTAATGATGTAAAAACAGAAATAAAAACAAATGAAAATACATTTGAAAATAATATATCTAAAATAGATAAAACAGAAGATGAATTTATAATTGAACCAATAGATACTTCAAAAGAAATAGTTGTAAATGGTAAAACTTATAAAAACATTAAAATAAGACACAAAAAAACTAAAGACAATAGTTTACATATAAATAAAAAGAAAGTGTCTAAAAACGCTTTAAAACAACAAATAAAGCATAATAAGCAAGTTGTTTCATCAAGAAAAGTATTTATAGAAAGAGAAATACATAAAAAAGAAAGTTTAGTTATATATATATATTATTTAATATTATTAATTATATTATATTTTATTTATAAATATAGATTTAATATTATAAAGTTATTTATTTAATATTCTTTGAATTAATTAAGTAATATATATTAAATTATAATTATCTTTGAATTAATTAAGTTATTTATATTATTATATATATTATTAAGAAATTAAAAATAAAGAAAATAAACGTTTTTAAGCAACGATATTTAGTAAAGTTATATAGATATACTAAAAAACTACAAAAGTGTCTTAAAACATATTTAAAATACGTTATATGGCTAAAGTAAGTAAAAAACCACTTCGTAAAAATCTAATAAAAGAATTAGATATAGTTTTTAGTCAGTTTATAAGGTTAAGATATGCTAAAAATGAAATAGCAGAATGTGTTACTTGTGGTAAAAAAGACCATTGGAAGAAATTACAGAACGGGCATTTTATGAGTAGAGCAAATTATTCAACCAGATGGAATGAAGATAATTGCCAAGTTCAATGTATGGGTTGTAATGTATTCAAACAAGGTGAACAGTATAAATATAGTTTATATCTTGGTAATAAGTTATCTGAAGAATTATATTTAAAATCAAAACAAATAGTTAAATTTGCTGATGTAGAATTAATTGATATGATTGATTATTATAAACAACAAGTAAATTCATTGATTAAGTTTTCATAATAGTTTTTAAATGTTTTTGTTAAGAAAGGAGTAGTTTAATAGCTACTCTTTTTTTTGTCTATATGTTAAAGAAATGTTAAAGTTTATTTTTGTATTAATTTAATAGTTAGATTTGTACCATAATTAAAAAACAAATAACAAATGAAAGATTTATTAGATTACAACAGATTTAGAATTGAAACTTTACAAAGTAGAGTTTGTGAATTAGAAAGTTTATTAAATACAATAGAAACTTATTGCTTTGAATTAGCAGATGAAGATTGTCCATCAGATTACAAGACAATTATAAAAAAAGAATTATATAACTTAAAAATAAAGTAAAATTATGGAATTTATTACAGATGTATTAGGGTACAGAGCAGATGGAACTAAAATAGTTAAAAATTACTATTTATATCCAACAAAACAAAATCTTTTAAATAATGCTCAAAAAGAATTTACTAAACAACAAAAAAAAGTTGCTAAAGCAAATTATAAACTTTCTTTAAAACAAAATATAATGCATCAAACAAGAAGAAAAGAACTTGTTGAACATTTAGTAAAACAACAATTTCCAAAATGGAATATAAAATTATCATTTTTAAATAATTAAAATAATGAAAGACTTAAACTTAAATCAAAAACTATCTTTAATTCAAAAAGAATTTAAAGCAAACAAATCAAAATTTAATAGTTTTGGTAAATATAATTTTAGAAGTGCTGAAGATATATTAGAAGCATTAAAACCATTTAATAAAAAATATGAAGTTTGTTTTACAATTTCAGAAAAATTAATTGATTTTAATAATACACCTTATGTAGAATTGCAAGATAAGAACGGAACTTATAATGCACCAACATCAGTACCAATTATTGAAAGTAAAGCTACAATATTTGATAATAATGGAGTAAATGAAATATCAACAACTGCTATTGTAGGTGTAGATTTAAATCAGAAAGGAATGCAAGTACCACAACAATTTGGTTCTGCTTCTTCTTATGCTAAAAAATACGCATTAGGCAACTTACTTTTAATTGATGATACACAAGATGCAGATGCAACTAATAAACACGACAAAGAAGTAAAAACAGAAGATGATTTAAAATGGTTAAATAAAAATACACCAGAATTTAATAAAGCTATTGAATATTTAAAAAATGGTGGTAATATTGCAACTATTGAAAATAAATATAAATTAGCAAAAGCAGTTAAAGATGAATTATTAAAAGTAAAATAGGGAAGCTGAAAACTATATAGAGTAGGCAAATTTTAAATAAAAAAATATGAGTGCAATTATTAATGTAAGTTTAAGAGTAGACAAATTACCAAAAGAAAAATTTGTATCTGGTAAAGATGGTGCAGTTTATTACAACTTTACTATTGGTGTAAATGATGATGTTAATGCTTATGGTCAAAATGTTTCTTTAACTGATAGTCAAACACAAGAAGAAAGAGAAGCAAAGAAAGCTAAATTTTATTTAGGAAATGGTACAGTAGTTTGGACTGATGGTAATATAAAAACTGCTCCTAAAAAAGAGAAAGCAACTGCTGCTGAAGTAGCATCTGATTTACCATTTTAATTTAATAGGGAGTGTAAAAGCTCCCTTTTTTTAACATTATGACAAAAGAACAAAAACAAGAAAAACGTTTAATGATGGAATTTATAGTTGATGAAGCTATATTAA